CAAGGGTCGCACCGGGAAGCGAGTACTTCCCAAGCTGAAAGAGTCGCTGTACGCCTTGCACAAGATGCACGGCTACGAGACCGATCACGCCACTTCCTGCGCCACCAAATTACGCCTCACCAACCAGTCGAGATTTGTCAAGGAAACCGCCGCGTCCAAGGCGCGTTCAGCCCCGAATGCCGCGCCGCCGCCATGGCACGACTGGGGCGAGCATGCAACAAATAAACCAATATGAAAAAGGTCAAGCGCTTTCGCGGTTATCGGCCCGGGGTCGAACCCGGTCCGGGTGGTGTACCCAAGTCAGACTATCATCCGCGATTCTACGAGGACGATGACGAGGAAGAACCCGCACTGCCGTCGAAGCCGCCGAGGCGTCTGACTGACCGCAAGCCGACCGGCGACGACATCATTCGCTGGGTCTGCAGGAAATGCTACGTGCCCGAGGGCAGACTGATCGGCAAGTCGTTCTATCTCGACGAATGGCAGCAGAACGAAATCCGCCGCATCTACGACAACCCGCATGGCACCCGTCGCGCGATCCTGAGTTTTGCGCGCAAGAATGGCAAGACCGCTCTCGCCGCAGTGTTGCTTCTGGTGCATCTGTGCGGGCCGATGGCGCGGCCCAACAGCCAGATGTTTTCCAGTGCGCAGTCTCGCGAGCAGGCGGCGCTGATCTTCAATCTCGCCGCCAAGATCGTGCGAATGTCGCCAGCGTTACGCGACAGTGTCACAGTCAAGGACTCCACCAAGGAACTGGATTGCTACGGTCTCGGCACGCACTATCGCGCTTTAAGTGCCGAAGCCTCGACCGCCTTCGGATTGTCTCCGGTGTTCATTGTGCATGACGAACTGGGTCAGGTTCGTGGACCACGTTCAAAACTTTACGAGGCGCTAGAGACCGCGACCGGTGCGCAGGAAAATCCACTGTCGATTATCATCTCGACGCAGGCACCGGCTGACACTGATCTGCTTTCGATCCTGATCGAAGACGCACTTGGCGGCCATGATCCGCGCGTGGTCTGCAAACTCTACACTGCGCCGATCACCGCCGATCCATTCGATGAGAGTACCATCCGCCTATCCAATCCGGCCTACGGCACTTTCCTGAATCCAGTCGAAGTCAAGGCGATGGCCGACGACGCCCGTCGCATGCCGTCGCGCGAAGCCGAGTTCAGAAACCTGATCCTGAACCAGCGCGTCGAGGCATTGTCGCAGTTCGTTGCGCCGACGGTGTGGGCGAAGTGCGGTGCCCCGGTTGGCGATCTGACCAAGTGCAAGGAAGTCTATGGCGGGCTCGATCTGTCGGAGACCAACGATCTCACCGCAATGGTGCTGATCGGCAAGATCGGCGACATCTGGCACGTGCGACCATGGTTCTGGCTGCCCAGTGAAGGGCTCGCCGAACGTTCCCGCAACGATCACGTGCCCTACGACCAGTGGCACTATGCTGGCCTGATCGAAACCGTCGAAGGCAGTTCGATTGGCTATGACAAGGTAGCCCCGCGCGTGCTGGAAATTCTGGCCGCGTTCAAGGTGCGCAAGATGGCGTTTGATCGCTGGAATTTCAAGCATTTCAAACCGTGGCTGACTGCAGGTGGAATCTCCGAGCGCACCATCGAGGATATGTGGGTCGAGTTCGGACAGGGTACGGCGAGCATGAGCCCGGCGTTGCGCGAACTCGAAGGTCGCATTCTCAATTGCGAGATTGCCCATGGCGCCAACGCAGTAGTCGTCGAAGGCAAGGACAGCGTGCGCGATGTCGGCAAGGATTCCTCCAATCGCAAGCTGTCGAAGAAACGTTCGACCGGCCGCATCGACGGACTCGTGGCTCTTGCAATGGCGATGGGTGTTGCACCACTGGCAAAACCGAAGGTGGACATTGCCTCGTTAATTGGGTAGCGCGCTAATAGGCTGATGTATCGCAACAACATGACGGATGACGAACTGACCGAACAACTACGCAAAGCCGCCAGCATCTGGTTCAAGAACGACGATCTGCTGTTGCTCGAAGAACTGTTGCGGCGCTGGAAAAAACTGCAACTCGAATTATCAAGACACCCAAAAGATTGACGGAGATCACCATGCAGCAACTGTCGGTGCCGAGCGAGCGCATTCAGGGTTTCAGGAAATCACCGTTATCGCTGCCCGCAGGCAATTTGTTCACGCGCACGCTGACCGCCAAGGCGATTGCCAGCCTGCAACGACGACGGGCTGAAGACGTGATCGCGGAAATGTGGCCTAGTGATCTAGTGCTGCGCGCGACGTCGGCACCGGCCATGACCAATGTCACGGGCTGGGCCGCTGAACTAGCTCAGAAGCGCGTCGTCGATACACTCGACGCATTGGGCGCGTCGTCTGGTGCCGCCGATGTGATGAAGCGCTGTCTGGTGCTGGATTGGGATGGCGCGGGTGTGATCAGCGCGCCGGGATTTGTTGCTAACGGCGCAAACAGCGGGTTCGTTGCCGAAGGTAATCCAATTCCGGTACGGCAATTGAATGCGGCAGCGGCGCAACTCACGCCGACCAAGCTGGCGACAATTGCGGTATTGAGCCGCGAACAAATTGAAAGTTCGAATGCCGAGCGGCTGATCGGTGATGCGCTGATCAGTTCGTCCGGGCTCGCGCTTGACGCCGTGTTCTTCGGCAGTGCTGCAGCGACAGCGGCGGCACCTGCTGGCATTCGCAACGGCATCGCGGCCTTGACGCCGAGCGCAAGCGCCGATGTCTTCGGTGCGTTCTTCGAAGACATAGCTTCGCTGCTCAACGCGGTTGGTGTGGTTGGCGGCAAGGGTCCGTTTTTTATCGTCTCGTCGATTGGCCGTACCGCCAGCGCCAGTGCGCGATACGGCAGCATCAAGGCCGAAGGCACCAATGCGACGATTATTCCGATAGCCTCATCTGCCGTCGGTAACGACGTGATTGCGATTGCGCCGAACGCACTGGTCGCGGCGCTCAGCGCCGATGCCGATGTCGAGACCGCGAATGCTGCAACACTGGTGATGGACACCGCGCCGGTCGCGCCGAACACGACGCAGGTGACGAAAAGCATGTTCCAGACCGACAGCATTGCCCTGAAGGTGCGCTGGCCAGTAACGTGGGCGCTGCGTAATCCAGCGGCAGTGGCGTGGCTTACACCGCTTTGGAAATAAATAAACTAATCGAAGAAAGCAAATTCGCCATGCTGTTTAGACGCGGCAGCAACATAGGTGGCGTGGGCTTTCGCTTCCGTATCAAAATAACCTAAATGCGTGTATTTGCGGTTGACTTGGATTTGGGCTCTGTACCGTGATTTGACACGTGTGATGCCTTTGAACTGAGCACGCTTGCCCCGTCTATTACAAGTATTTTGCGATGGTGTAGCCGGTCTGAGATTGCACCATCGATTATCAGCGGGTTTACGATTTTTGTGGTCCATTTGATTAGGTGGCCAGTGTCCTTTCTTGTAGAAATATGCGAGACGACTAGCGGGATAATTTTTACCTTCAATCATAATCATAACGTGACCGTGACTGTTTAAATATCCAGCAGAAGTTTTTGTGCCACGACGACGGCGAAAACCACGCCAAGAGAACACGCCGGTTTGCGGATTGTAATGCAGCAGCTTTTTGAGTCGGCTTTGTGTCAGCATGATCAAATCTAACACTTGAATAAACAAATGGAAATGAAGAACGAGCAACGACATCAGGCTCAGTTCGAGCCACCGGATTTGCCGCCGATACTGGCGGTGGAATCGACGATGCGCGGCTGGCGTGGACTGACGATGGACGGCATGTTGCTGAATGTGGAATCCTCCAACGATCAGCGCATCGAGATTCCGTTTGGTGGGCGGCTGGCGATGCATCGCAATGGCGAGCACATCGGCTGGCGACAAGTACCGAGAGGACCATCTTCCGGATTGATCGACCGCTACACGCGCTGTCTCGACATGGCAAAACGCGCCATGCAGAGTGGTCATCTGCCGAACGCGTTGATCGCAGTCGAGACTGCAATATCGTTCGCACCGACACTGGCGGCGTCCTACAATCGCGGCATGATCCTGCTGGAAATGGGTCGCTGGCAGGACGGCTTTGCCGATTACGCGCACGCTGTGGAATATTCCGGTTCGATATTTGCGCGACCGCAGTATTGTCAGTGCATCGAGTACGGGCTGCCGCGCTGGCGTGGTGAAGACATCAAGGACAAACGCCTGTTGTTGATCCACGATCACGGCTTCGGCGATTCGATTATGATGTTGCGTTATGTGCCGATACTCAAGGCGATGGGCGCTGACGTGGTGATATGGGTACCGCCGGAACATG